CCATGCTTTCGATGGTTTCGCTCGAATTAGAGCAGAAATTACAAAAAGCATTTAATTTATCTGCTGCTTATATAGGAATAGAACCTCCAGAAGTCAAAATTAGTCGTGATTTTGATATTGAGAGGTTAATTGGACAAGATGTAACGGCTTTAACATCACTATTTGAGCAACAAGTCATTGATAGAGATGAATTTAGGCAAATATTAGTTCAAGGTGAAGTATTACCGAACGCTTCAGAGACTGAAGAGGGATAATACACTACAATAGTAGTCAGGTAATCATTTCCTATTATGCCCTCCATTAAATTGGACAACGGTGTAACGGCTGAAGAATTAGATGCTGCAATAGCGGCTGATAATGGCACTCCTGCACCTGCTCCAGCAAAAGAAGCTCCTGCTCCAAAAGCAAAAGCTCCAGCAAAAACTGAAACCCCTAAAACTTCTGAATAATTATGGTTGAAGAGACAGTCATTCAGCCTGAGTCCGTGACTCCTGCTGAACAGCCCGTGGCTGAGACTCCAGCTCCACAAGCCCCTAACCTTGACAGTGTTAAGGCAGAGTATGAGAGTAAAATCTCAGCTTTAGAGGCAAGAATCGCTGAAGAAGGTGAAAAATTTAAAGGCATCAAGACTAAACTAGATGATGTCTACAAAAAGCAAGATGCCCAAAGGAAACAGGAGTTGGAAGACCAAGGGCAATGGAAAACCCTCTGGGAAGAAGCCAACAAAACCGCCCAAGAAAAAGACCAAATAATCAATGATCTTAGGCGTGAAAATAAAGAGATAAAGGCTTCAAATGAAACTGCCAACTTAAAAACAGCAGCTTTATCTGCCATTAGTGATGCTGGAGCGATTAATGCTGAACAGACATTATCTTTGCTTCAAAATAACTTAAAGCGGAGTGAAGATGGCAAAGTTGTTGTACTTAACGGTGGGGTTGAGCAAGATCTAGGAACATACATAGGGAACTTAAAAAATCCTGGTAGCGGATGGGATCACCACTTCAAAGCCAGTGCTGCGGCTGGGATGGGTGCTAAACCAACTCCTACATCAAATGTCTCTCCTGGTATGCCTAATCCCTGGAAAGAAGGTAGTATTAACATAACTAGGCAAATGGCCCTAGAATCAACCGAGCCTGAACTTGCAGCAGTGCTGAAAAGGGAAGCTCAAGCTGGTTAATTCTGTGAATTAGCTACCGAGTCTGTGACTTGGACCTCGTTAAATAATGCCCCTTAATTGAAATGGCAGCCCCGTTTCAGAATTATTCTGGCGGTGTCCTTCTTGCGGACATCGTAAAAAGAAATAACTTGTCTCGCTATGTCAGTGAGGCAATCAAAGAGCGCAGTTTATTCATCAAAAGTGGAGCTGTAGTTCGTAACTCTTTCCTTGATTCAAAGGAAGGCGGTACACGTATTCAAGTCCCTGAGTTCAACCCAGTTTCACCTACAGAAGAGGTAATGACTGGTGCTGCTAACTGGGGAACATCTACTGCTGGTTACTTAACACCACAGAAGATCACTACAGATACCCAGATTGCATCTATCTGCCACAGAGGTTTTGCCTATGCGGTTGATGACATTGCGACTTTGGCTGCTGGTGAAGATCCAATGCTTCACATCCGCAACCAGCTTGCTGATGCAATCAATAAGTTAAATAGCCAGAGACTCTTCTATCAGTTACACGGTCTATTTGGTACTGCTCTAACAACCAATAAGTTAGATCTTGCTAAAGCTGCTGGTTCTGGTGCTGCTGAAGCTAACTATTTGACTGGCGCAAACGTAGCTCAAGCTCGTGCGTTACTTGGTGAGCGTGGTGATGAGTTAGATACTCTAATCGTTCACCCTAATGTTGGTTTCTATCTGTATCAGGTAGGTCTATTAACATTCTCTACTTCTGCATTAACTTCTGGTGGCGCAGTCACCTGGGGTGGTGGTGGAGCTGGTGTTAACGCTAGCAGCATCGGCACATTCGCTGGTTTGAATGTTGTCATGGATTCTCAGGTGAACGCTGTTCAGCCTGGTTCTTCTGGTCACATTAAGGAGTACTACTGCTACTTAGTGAAGTCTGGAACAATCCTTGAAGGTGTTCAGCAGGATCTAAGAATTGAAGCTGATCGCAACATTCTTTCTAAGCAGGATGTTCTATCAGTTGATTACCACACTGCTTATCACATCTTGGGTACTAAGTGGACTAACGCTGCTGACAACCCAACAAACAGTGTTCTTGGTAACAAGGACAACTGGAGTGCTACATACGATGTAGATTTAATTCCAGCAGTTCAACTAACTGTTAACACACCACTTGACACTACAACTTTATAAGTTCTAGTTAAAGAGGTCTACATAAAAAGGCTCCACTTTCGGGTGGGGCTTTTTTATGACGCTATGATGGGATAGATATCTATTTATTGAACTGTGGCTGCAACAATTAGTGCCACCTTAAAAGGGGAAAATTCCAATAGCTACGTAACTTTGGCTGAAGCTAATAGTTATTTTGAGACTGTCCCAAACTCTTCAACGTGGACAGACAAAACTGATGATGCTAAGAACAGAGCTTTGATTTCCGCTTGTCGATGGATAGATAGTCTCAATTATTACGGTGATAGGTGTGAAGAAGAACAAGCTCTCAAATGGCCCCGAAACAATTACGAGGTCGATAATGTTGAATTGGTATGCACAGCCATACCCAAAAGTATCAAGTATGCACAGTACGAATTGGCTAGAGCATTGGCGAATGAGACTGACGCTGTTACAGGAAACAAAGGAACTGATGGAAATATTGAAGAAGTTAAATTAGGAGAAATTGAAGTTAAGTATTCACAATCCAGCCAAGGTACAGGGACAGTTAATAACATCTTTGATGTTTACCCTTGGTTACAAAGCTACTTAGGTGCTTATTGTTTAGGTGGCTCTGGTAGTTATCAAGTCAGAGTTGTGAGAGGTTAATCATGGCAGGATCACTCGATACCGCACTCAAAAGTATTGCTAAGCAAGTTGTTTCCAATCTTGGATCGTCTCTAGATACAAGTATTGTTTACACCCGAAAGGCTATGGGTACATACAATGTCGCAACAGGGAACTTAAATTCTGTTGACACAACGTACAGTATAAAAGTACCAATAGAATTTGTAGATTCTAGTGAGACAAATGGATTCCAAGAGAATACAGCCAGAGTGTATGTAACACCCGATCTTATAGGGGATAGTCAGCCTTTATTACAGGACGAGATCACTCTTACCTTTTCTGGGTCTACACGTATAGCTAAAATAACTAATATCCGCACATTAAAAGGTGGTCAGGAGTATCTTTTCCGTATAGACATTGTTTTCTAATGAGTCTCACTAATGCCAGAGCAGCAATCGAAGAGTCTCTTCAGGACACATTAAAGGCTGCTAACCCAACAGTATCAGTAATTTTCGATAACACTCCCTTTACTACCCCTGGAAAAAATAAAAAGTATGTGATGGTAAGTATAGATTTTAGTCAAGCTACTCAGCAGCCACAGGGAGATGCAGTTGCTTACTACAGCGGTTCTGTAACTTGCGGTATTATGGTTCCTAAAAACAAAGGTGCAAGAGATTCAATGGTACTAGCTCAGGATGTTATTAACGCTTTCACTGAACTGAATAAATCAACCTATGTGGATAAATACAGTGTTTCTCCCAGACTATCCCAAATAAACGGTCCAACATCTGTGAATACAGAAGGAGACAGTCACTACCTAAGCGTAGTTACTTGCGATTTTACTGCCAATGGCTAGGGATATAAAGTATCTAGCTAAAGATATAGAATTAGATTTTTCTGTCGCTATTGCTCATGCTGCTTCGGAAATAGCATACACTTTACAAGAAACTGGTCCGTGGTGGACTGGTAGTTTTGGTAAGAGTTGGAAGATAAGTTCTTCTCCTGTTCAACCGTCAAAACCCAGAGTACCTAAAACAAATTTTGATGTTATACCTGAGCAAAGGCCTAGACAGCCTAAACCAGTTCCACCAACTATATTTAATGTAGGTAGGTCAACTTATATAGGAAATGAAGCTGAACATGCAGGATTTTCAATAAACCAGAGAGGAGCAACCAGACCTAATAAAGAGGGGTTTCCTGTTACTTACTGGGAGCATATAGTTGTTGATGGGTACAAGTCTACTGTTCCTGATTTTGTCGCTCTATCCAATGAGGGTAAGCCTAGTTGGTTCTATATCTATTTGAAGCATAAGTATTTCCTAACCAGTGATCTGCATAAAGGTTTTGCACCATTTGGGTTTGATAAATTTAGGTACTAAGCTATGCTACACAAGTAGCTCAAACTTTTTATGTCAACAGAAAGTGCATTAGACAAACTGAAGAAAGCCTTCAGTGTCGAAGAACGTAGTAACTACTC